TTATTGGGATAAGGATGCTTTTTGATCAGGGTCAGACTCTTCCCCTTTGCTCACGATCGAACGCAGCGCTGAGACATGCACATCGGTGAATTTCTGTGCCTCTAGCGCGAGAATGGCGGCAACTTTGTCTTGTGGAGCATCACAAATGACCAGATCAATCGGCAGTGGCTTACCGATCAGGTAACCTTGCAATTGGTCACACCCATTCAGACGCAAGAAAACCGCTTCTTCCACCGTTTCCACACCCTCGGCTACGATTTTCATACCCAACCCCGCACCCAAGCCAATGATTGCTTTCAATATGGCAACAGCGTTGTCTTCATGTCCCAAAGCAGCAACGAAACTACGATCAATCTTGATTGTGTCGAAAGGATATTTTGAAAGATAGGAGAGCGAAGAGTATCCGGTTCCGAAATCATCAAGCGCAAGTGATAGCCCGAGTGTCTTGAGCATTTTCATGATTGACAAGCCGCGGATATCATCTTCAACCAGCATGCCTTCTGTCAATTCAAGCTCGAGCTGAGAAGGGTCGGCCCCCGTCTCCCGCAATATCGTCTCGAACTTCTCTACAAAGTCTTTTTGCTGAAATTGCAAAGGGCTCAGATTCACACTGATATGAGCGCCTTTAAGCTGGTTGGTAGCTGCCTTACAGGCTTCCCTGAAGACCCAAGTGTCAATGTCGATAATCAACCCACAGGCTTCTGCCACGGGGATAAATTCGACAGGGCTGACAATCCCCCTTTCCGGGTGGTTCCATCTCAACAGGGCTTCATAGGAGCGAATATCAAGCGTTTGGGCATTGGTGCGCGGTTGGTAATAGAGCTCAAGTTCATCTTGCTCCAGGGCCTTCTCAAGATCCGCCTGCAAGGCACGGCGTTTTTCAATAAGAGCATTAAGACCATCACGAAACAAATTTGAGGCATTTCTTCCGGTGTTTTTGGAATGGTAAAGAGCGATATCTGCTCGAGAAAACAGCGTCTCGGCATCTGTGGCATGGTCAGGAGATAGCGCAATGCCAACACTTGCCCCAATCATCACACTTACACTCTCGTCCAACAACATCGGTTTTGATAATTCAGCAACGATTCTGTGGCCAGTGTCCGCAGCTTGGTTGGTGAAATGGATGCCCCGCTGAATAATGGCGAACTCATCGCCACCCAGTCGAGCGACAACAGCCCCGGCACCTGCAATTTTGAGCAATCGCTGCGCTGTCTTTTTGATAACCGCATCACCAGCCTGATGGCCATGCACATCGTTCACATTCTTGAAGCGATCCAAATCCACTAGAATCAGGGCCACGCCCTGATTCCGCTTGGCATTTTGAACCGCAACATCGAGCTGTTCATTGAAAAGAGACCGATTTGCAAGGCCCGTCAGGGCATCCTGCTGCGCCATAATACGGATATCATTTTCGGCGGCCTTCCGTTCGCGCAGATCGACAAAACACGCGATACGGACCTGTACGCCCTTATAATTAGTGACGCGCGCCCGAATAGCGACGGGGATCCGATCGCCCTTCTTAGACAGGACCACCGCCTCATAAGGGTCAATTTTATCCTCGGCAATAGCACTATAAATCGCCTCGGCTGATTCTTCGGCAATCAAATCCACAAGCGGCTTGCCGACCATCTCGTCAATTTCATAGCCAAGCAGCTCGGACATTTGCAGGTTACTATCCATAATGATGTCACCATTATGCATTATAATGCCTTCGAATGTCGCATCAGACAGGGTCGCAATACGTTCAGCTTCCTCTGATTTAACTTTATGCAACTCCAGCTCACTCAGCTTTTGATGCTCATCTTCAAGACTAGAGACCAGTTTATTAAACAAAGAGGTAAGCTTTTCGGCTTCGTCTCCAGCCACCTCAGGCAATCTATGCTCGAAGCTTCGCTTTCCCGACAGCAACTTCTCCATGGCAACTTCCACATGCCCAACGCCAATGCGCGTGGCATGTTCAGAAATATTCAGACCAATGCGCTCTTGTTCGTTGCTCACACCGATTTTTGAGTACCGATTGAGCAGCCAGAAGAAGCCGTATCCCAGCCCAAAACTGAAGCAAAAATTCAGCACAGAACCAAAAGTCTGCACATACAATTGGTAAAGCCAGCCATTCGAAAATTGCTCGGCCGGAGCAAGCAACGCCAGTCCGATGGTTCCTGCGACACCGGCAAAAGCATGGGCACCGATGGCCCCAACGGCGTCGTCAACTTTCCATTTTTGCTCAATAATATGATTGGCAACGAGGGCAACCAAACCACCAACAATCCCGATAGCAATAGCGCCAATGGGCGTAAGAATGGCACATCCAGCCGTCACAGCAACAAGCCCACCAATCAGGCCATTAACTGATTTTTCTGGCAAATAATAACCATCTTGATAATAACCCAACAGGTGGCCTGCGGCCGCACCGAAGCCACCGGCCAGCACCGTATTCAAGATGATAAAAGCGACATCTTCTCCTGCTTTCAGGGTCGACCCACCATTAAAGCCGATCCATCCAATAAAAAGCAGCAACCCACCGGTCGTTGCCAACACAGGACTATGACCGGAAAAACGAACAGCATTTCCGCGCGCATCAAAGCGGCCGGTGCGAGGCCCCAACACAAGACACGCCGCAAGAGCAACCCAGCCACCGGTCGAATGCACCACGGTTGAGCCCGCAAAATCGATAAATCCGAGATTGGCGAGAAACGCACCTTCATTGGGTTGAAGCGCATTGCCCCATGCCCAGTGCACAAAAAGAGGATAAATCAATGCCGAAAGGAATATGGAACCGACGATATAGGCGGAAAGGCGCATGCGCTCGGCAACAGCGCCCGAAACAATGGTTGCCGCTGTGCCACAAAACATAACCTGAAAGACAAAAAAGGCAGCTTCATAGGCCGTAATATGTTGAAGCCCAAGATAGTTCCAATCAAAACCAGGCATCAAAAATTCAGACGCACCGAATGCCACCATGAAACCAACGACGGCAAATGCCGCAACGGAAAATACAAAGTCTAGAAGATTTTTCTGGGCAACATTGACCGAGTTCTTGGACCGCACCATTCCCGCCTCAAGCAGCAAGAAACCCGCCTGCATGAACATGACAAGGGCGGCAGCCATCATCATCCATGTTATGTCGATTTTGGTCTCTACACTTTCTGAAGCACTTGCCCACCCAATAGCAGGCGTAAAAGCCATAATAAAAGCAATTGAAAATACTGAAGGATTTTTACGCATAATCACCAAAACCACGACACGTCAGATATGTAATATCTTAACCGTATGGAGTTTGGGTTAAATTTTGGTGTTGCACCGCAAACAGAAGATGAAAATAGATCGTCTTTTTAATGACCTATCCACCAAGCGCCTAAATACAGAGGCGTTTTGCCCAAATGAGGCAGGTTCAAGCGAACCTGCGTCCTGTCTGTAAAATAGAGCTAAGAAATTGAGAAGAGTGGTAGGCCCGGAGGGGCGGCAACAATCCGAAAACAATTAATAGTTTCAACGGCTGGCTGGACCAGATTGTCGACAAAAGCCGCCCAATGAATACAATTACTTGTTTGAAATGTGGACCAGACCAACAAACATAAAAAAAGCCCGCCAGATTTCTCCAGCGGGCCATTGCATTGTGATTATTTTACGCGCGGAATCGTCGGGTTGTCTCGCCATCGTTTGGCCAGTTTGACCACCCCGTCAGAAATTGCCAGCCCGCACAGGCCGAGCATAAACCCTACAGAGCCGCCAACACTGGGATCGCTATATCCGAGATAGCGATCGACCAAAGGCATCGCGACTGGTGTCATGTAACCCGAAAATAAAGCCCCGACAATTGTGGCGCCGATGGTATAGGTGACGCTGCGATCCGGATGAATAATCGCCCGCACAAGGCCACCAAAAAAGCCCGCCACCAAGTGAGCGAGCTTTATGCCGAGAATGGTCTGGAAAGGCTCCACCTAATCACCCTCCTCAGTCTTTGGGGCAGAGGGCAGCGCCATCGGAGGGCCTTCGCACCACCAAGCAGATTTGGTGCCGCCATCATAAGGCACAGCCAATTGCTGCTCGATCAGCATCGCACCAATGCTCGGGCACTTGCTTAGATCAAGGCTGGCTGCACAGGCCTGCAGCTGATCAAGCGAGTTGGCATAATGAACATCCACCACCGCCCTGCCCGCATATTTGCCAGGAGCAACATTGCGCAGCAAAACCCAATCCCCCGCCTTGATGAGATCCGACACCACTTTTGTGGCGTGTTTGCCCAGATCATTTTCATAGGCCTTGAACCGCGCCTTGTCGGCAGCGGTCAGCTTGCCACTTTTCCAGAGCGGATGCGACTTACAGCCCGATCCGCGTTTTTCTGGCGTATCGACCCCATTCACACGAGCCCCAATATCCTTGTAGCTTTTGGTCCAATATTTGGCCCGCACATAAATCGTGTCCGCATCGTAAACACGCTCCACTTGCGCCGGCACAAGAATGGGCCCGTCAAACGGATCCCGCTCTGCCGATTGCCCCAACCCTATCGAGCAGAGAATGGCCAAGGCAAAGCCACACCCCAAAATAAATAACTTCCGCATCATCCTATTGCCTCATCAATTGGCAGGCTGTCTGGCTGTCATTGATAGCACAGACTTGCCGCCGTAGCGTGTAAAGGTCAGCCGTCACGACGCGAACTGCGCTGCCAGCCGGTGATTGGTCCAGTTCAAAGATCAATTGATCGACAAACACTTTGCTATATGTCTTGATGCGCGGCACAGGATGCTCCACCTGCGCCGCAGCACTTGGCTGATCAGAGCTGTCCATCGTTGCGCAACCGGTCAACAATGCCGTCGCCGCCGGGATTATCCAGAGCCTCTTCATTGGCCTGCCCCTCCGCTTGCCGCGCCCGCTTTTCCAGATCAAGCGCGGTGTCCAGATCGTCGGCCCTGTCAGCCTTGCGCTTGAGCGTTTGGTCCTGCGCCCAACCCGTCAGTAAGGTCAAGAGGACCTTGCCCAGACCCGTTAGAACCCGCGTCCACATTTCTCGCCTCCGTTAAAGCTTTGATGTTGGTTCCCACCCGTCCAAGGATCATGCTTTCCAGATCAGCAGGCGATAGCCCGAAGTGCTTGACCGCATCGGGAGCCTTGGAAATCACATAGTCTGAAACTGATTTGAGTAGCTGGCGTTTGGTTTGGATGATGGGTGCGTGCTGGTCAGCGGCATAAGCAAGGGCCTGCCTGAGGCGCGACTGGATCACACTTTCAATCGTCGCTCGATGCTTGGCGTCAAGTTGGACACCCAGATACTTGTTGGCCTTGGCAGACAGCCAAGTGGTGACAACAGCCACGCCAGCCATTAGCAGGGTCTCAACATAGGGCAGCATCATTTGCACCAATGGGGCAGTGTCTATTTGGTAGCCTTGCACCTCCTGCGCAAAAGCCGATGAGCTGACAAACGCACCTGCCAATAGGCTATAGATGGCAGTAACGAAACTTGATTTTCGCATAATCGTATCTCCAAAATTTGGGGGATGAGAGGCGAGGCAAAACGCGCCGACGCCGTTTAAGGCAAGGCTGTAGAACAGCCGCCGCCGAAAGGGTGACAGCCAATTGCGCAGCAAATGGTGAGAACCCAAAGCGCCAGTCAATTGCGAAGCAAATGACGAGAGCGTGGGTGATTTTTAAAGATGAGAGAGGGTGTAGAGTGACCGTTACCAGTCTTTATTCACGCCGCGTGTATCGACGTGGACGCCCCATGAATAGAGGCCAAGACCGCCTGTGAAGCCGCCTTGAGATCGGAAGTATTTGAGCCGGTTGAAACAGAACCCCGGCGACTTGCTTTTGGCGTAAAAATCCAACGCGGTGAAATTCATATGCTGGCTGACAGCCGCGCCACCAATGGCCTTGTTGTAAGCTGGCGATCGATAGCCACTGAGCAGGCTGATCGGCTCATCAATATCAGCCCGAAGCCATTCCAGTGCCCGCACCGTGGCAATGATATTCCACCACAATTCTGGTGGCGGATCGGTGTTCAGCCCGAAGCCCGGATCGTCGGGGTCAACGTGGCTTGTGCCCTTCGTCAGGATTTCAGCCGCCGTGAAATATTTGAAGCCAAAGCCCGCATAGAATTGCTCAAAGCTCATGCCCTGCATGGCTCTCTCCTTTAAGGCAAGGCGCGATGCGCCGCCGCCGTTAGCACGCGCCAGTTCCTCGCGTAAGCGATGAACGAGAGCAGGCAGTTTTTTTTTGGGGGGGGGTATTTCGTCTTACGGCTCAGTGCAAAACCGGATTGCATCCGAACAATACCTATACTTAAGGGGGATATTCACCCCAAGAGATTGTAATTTTTAACTATTCTAATTACAGAATATTCTAGGTAAGGAATATTCAAATGCTTGTTACGTTAATTCTGTCGGCTGTTATTACTGGATTTGCAGCACTGAGCGGCTGGCTCATAATCCCTCTTGCACTGAGTTATGGAATAATTGCGGTTGAGCAAGCCGACACAATCTATTCAAACGCGTTCGCGCTCCTTGCTTCGATCTGGATACTTTTAAATGTGGTTCCGTTTTGCTGGATCATGTGGCAAGCATACGGGCAAAATACAGACAAAGACAATTGAGTTGGATGTCAGGCGGTCACCAAACCCGTCAATATCTCGGTTGTCGGCTGATCTGGAACAAAGATCAGGTCATGCGTACAGATCGTACCAAAACTTCCCTCTGATTGCGACGTACCCAGAAACAACGTCGTCAAATCAACCGGACTATAAGAAGCCAGATCAGCAACCGATGTGGCAACGCCGTCGATAATTAACTGCGTGAAATTCGGCCCGACACCAAATATGATCTCATGATAACCAGACCATAAAATGCCACCGGATGCTGGCGCAGGTTCTTTCTCGACTTCAGAGCCATCATAGAATGAAAGACGCAGCTGACTGGCTGATCCGTTGGCCCTTAACATAACATAGTCTTGACCACCGATCGAACCAACCTCCAATATGCGGTCCCAATTATCATTCCAGCCAGCTATCTCACCACGCCAAACGCCATAAAATCCATCGGTCAAATCAGCTCCAGACAAATCAAAATTGGTTTTGTCAGCAGCCGTCACGCTCGCATCTAGTATTGGCGGAGCCAGATACCGCGTCTCTGTCAGATTCGGGATCCCGATTTTTAGCGTTGCCGAAAACACCTCGCCATCAGGCACGGTCGGACCGATCTGGCCTATCACATAACTGAGACTTAAATCAGTGGTCGCTCTGGTGATTTCATTGCGACCATTTGTTAAAACAGCAGCAGAGCTGGCCAAGTAGCCGTAGGAACCGTCCTTCTCTTCGGCAATCACAGAAATATCGTGGGTAGTTGAGCTGATCTCAGCCCAAACAGACGCAGTAAAGACATCACCAGTCGTGGCACTCGGCAGGGTCGCGACATCGGGCTTTAGCCGAGGGTATGCAGGTGCACCGCCAACGCTGTTATCCAATGTCCACAGGACCTCAATCCACGGCATTCCATTGGTTGAGCCAATAGACAAGACTTCGATCGAGTCCGTGCTAACGACAGACCAATCATCTGGCAGAGCCCCACCAGAACCAACAACACCAACAACAGCTCCGGTACAATCAGGGCTGGGGAAATACTGTTCAATGGATGGGCCTGTATATAGCCCAGCGCTACCAACACGAGGCTCATCAGCTCCGTACTGATGGACCACTCCAGACGCGTCAATCCCCCATCCGATGGTCGCCCGATCCAAATCAAAAGCCTTAGAAACCTGAAGAGGAGAACCATTTGCAAGCACTGCATTATGCTTAAAGTCAGCCCACAAAACGGCAGACTCATCAACCGGCCCATGAAGACGCGGATCATAAATAAAGCCGCCACCAGCAAGCGGCGCTCCCAGCCCAAACAATCCAAACCGCATCACACAGACTCCACCAAATAGACTGCATCAAGACCAGTCACATCAAAATATTCAGGCGAATTTCCCATCACCTTCACACCACCCGAACTGGTTAATCCAGCCGCGTATGCAAGCCGCACCGGCGCGTCTGACAGAATGCGCATTTTGCTCACGCCTTCTGGCACAGCGACATCCACAACCGTATCCGCGACAACCTCATCTTGAGCGGTCGCACCGCTCATCATCAGCAGGTCGGCTTCAACCGACCGCGACCCAAACGTAAGATTGACATTTGCCATTTTCTATCCTTCTCAATCAGTTCACATGAACGCGGGAATCTTCAAGCACCGCCGTGATCTCGACCAAAGCGGTATTGTTACGCGGCACAACTTTGATGACCCGCGCCAATTGAGACCAGTTTTCGCCCTCGCCAAACGCAAAGATTGTGCGCTCGGATGCTGCTCCGGTGTATGGTTCGAAGTCAGGCAGAGTATCCAAAATGATCTCGGTCGGAGAGACGATGCTGGCAACGTCAACAACAGATCCGACACCGCCCCGCTTGGTGCGCAATCCAATCATGTAGCTTTTGCCGTCTTCATGTTCGATCGGCTCGGACAATGTCATTGTTTTGCTAGATGCATCCCATGTCACAACATCGCCAGACACGCCCCAGCGCGGCACATCGTGCGACACCGCGATCAAACTCCCGTAAGTGGGCAAAAGCCCCTCCAGCTCCGTCTGGAAGGTAACAAACACGCGCCTGTAAACATTAGACGCAGCAATATACTGACCCTCGCGCTGCGCGTGATCCCGATCCGTAATCCCGAAAAGCTGGACAGTGGCAGGCTTGTCTTGGTCACCGCCTGGCAAAACAGCCAGCTCTGTCGAACCTTTCCATGTCTTTGCATTAAAAAAGCCGACCTTGACCGCGTCTGCTGTTTCTTCCGAAGGCACAACAAAGTCTATGGAAAAACTGCCCTGCACGATGTTGCGCGTGCTAAACATCGCCACAGGCAGGGTCAGGGGCTCATCACGTATCAAGCGGAACAATGCACCTTGCTGCACAGGAACCGCCCGACCGCACCGCGCAACAGAGGCCAGCGCGTCCCAAATCGATGACAGACTATCGAAAATGCCATCGCAATAGTCGCCACGGGCAGTGAGCTTGACATCGAGGGCGGCTAATTCGGACAACAATAAATTGTCATCACTGAGCTGCCCACCATACTCGGCGCGCAGAATGTCACAAAATGCCCAAACGATAGAGCGGGTCGCCACAGGCGCTGACCAGACCTTCAGAACATCGTCCCATATCGGCAGCTTGCGGGTTTGAATAACATTGATCCGCCGTGACGTGCGGCTGGACAGGTTGTTGGTGGCCCTCGCCTTGACCAACAAAACAGTCAATCCGGGCCACGACGAAACCCCATTAATTGAACTACGCAAACCAACCCACTGCAAATCATTGCCAGCGCGAGAACTAAGGTCTTTGTCATTGGTGCGCTCAAGGCGCACTTCATAACGACCATTGCTGACCGCATAAGAATAACTTCTCCGAATGGCTGTTGCCGTCGCGTCTGTGATACTTTCACTACCGAGGGAAATCCAGCTACCAAGCGGCTGATCATCATCATCGATCAAACGCGCTTCCACATCCCAAGTGACGGTCCTGTTTTCAAGATCACCATTATCATCGGCATAATAAAGCCCACGGGCCAGAACAATATCGATGTGAATAGAAGTAACCACGGTCTCCACCGCCGTGGCGACAAAAGGGCCAACCCAATCAGCACCGGTCTCATTTGTCCCTTTGGCTTCTTGCCCACTCACCTCTTCTGCGGTGATTACATTGGTATCAAACAGCGTGGCTGTTGCACCTGGCAACACAAGCTCGGTGGTTATTTCGTCAAAATTTGCGATGTCTGTTTTATCAATCCTTGTGCGATGGATTTCACATTCACCCACACCAAGACACAGCGTCTGATAGAGATATTGCTCGTTGCTTGAATATTCAGCCCAAGGCGGAGCAATATAATCCGGAAACAATATATGGCGCCCATACTGCACCGGCACCACATCGCCAAATCTCGCAGTGTTACCCTGTGCGGCCAGTGAATAGGTGGGGCTTGTAGATATCGAGCTGGTATTCCTTGACGCCGAATTATTGGCGACCGGCACCAACGCGTTGACCAGCGCCATGCCGCCGATTGTAACCGCAGCACTTGCAGCAGCCCCAGCCAAACCACCAAGGATTCCGCCACCAACAAAAGCAGCAACGCCGCCAGTCACGATGGTTGCAGCCACCATCACAGCGACAGTCAAAACAGTGCGAAGCGGGTTGGACCCGCCGCCCGATCCGCCGCCACCTGCGGGCAACGCGACAAACAGACATATATCATTATCAGCGACCATACGGTCGCTCCAGTCGCCTCGCAAAACCGGCTCATTGTTAATCAGGCAGATCGTAGGGACTGCAAAATCATCAATGCCGTTTGACTCTAAATAGGTCAAAACGGTCATTGGCGCAGACAACACGATTGGCTCACAGCCGTCATGCGGGCTGAAAGCGTTCCGCACATGCACAACAACCGGACCATGCGCCGGAGCATTATTCGCACCGGTCAAGCCGTGAAGATCTGGAAAATCATTCATGATCCGCTACCCTGAAAACGATAGTAAGCGTGGATATTCCAGCCACTCTGTTGCAAATCAGACAAAGACTGGAAAATAACCCCATGGCCCTGCACACAATGCAGAACGCCACCACCGTCCACATCGACCCAGACGCCGACATGGACCGGATACCGCGCCTGCCTCATCAGAACGCAGTCACCTTCACAAGCGGTATCCACCGCCCGCCAGCGCTGCAGTTCTGGATGGCCTCGAAACAGCCGCACGATATCCAATAGAGTTTCCGGAGTTGGAATTTCGGAAACCGTACGGCCAAAATTCACGCGCTGCACCCAGCGTACAAACGACCAGCAGTGAAAACAGTCCGGTCCGTTTCCGGTCGCAGACCAGCGCCGCCCGACATACTCGGTTGCCCAATGCATAACACTCTCCAAAATTGATTATGCCAGCGATGGCGAACGGTCGACGTCATATCGCCAGTTAGGAAAAGACAAATTGCTGATATTCAGAACCGTTGCTCTGGCAACAACAGAAGAGCCGCTCGCTGCGGCATGCACCAGATCCATGGTGAGAGGAGGATCCATTTGAGGCCCCAGCATGTCGCTGGCCAGATAGGGACGGTAAATAATCTTTGTCACCACCTGACTGGTTGCCGCATCCTTCAGCGCATCAGTCACCAATAAAGAGGCATTATCCAGCCGAACCGAAAGCTCCGGACTCGGAGACGTGTCTTTTTCCGGCAAGTCCAATTCGAAGGCCAGCGCAATAAACGCAACATATTGATCTGCATTACGTGCAGCGCCAGACTCTATCTTGCCAACAAAACCGACTTGATCCAGAACATCGTCATCAAGACCATCAATAAAGGACTGGGCAGCCCCATCGCCCTGCGCCCGCCACGTCTCGACATCCGTATGATTTTGCACCAGATAAATAGGACCATCCTCGAAGGTCGGATGATATATTTCCAGCGTATGCAAGATGACCTGGTCTGCTGGCGCACTCGCATACGCTTCCTCGATAGCCGCCGATAATTGATTGTCAGACATAGAAGCCCCTTAATCCGATTTGCGATAAGCCAGAATGACAGAACCGCCTTGGCCTGACTGACCAGGATTATCGCCACCGGCACCGGAGCCACCGGCACCGATTGTTATTTGGATTCCACCAAAACCACTGATATTGACATTGGTAAGTTCAGCCATAACACCGGCCCCGCCGTCGCCAGCTATTTGCGGGCTTGCCCCAAAGATAGCCCCGCCCAATCCGCCTATATTGCCAGGCAATGTGCTATGCGGTTCGGCGGTTGTGACAACGCCGGTATGGTCTGTTTCATCCCGAGCGGTTGCTGTTTTTCCGCCTTTCCCGCCACTGATAGAAACAATGCTGCCAAAGGACGTTACACCGCCATCGCCGCCATCCGCAGCACCACCCCCCAAGGAAGCTCCACCACCAGAGGCCCCGATGACGGCAAGATATTCCAACCGGACGACGTCTTCAGGGATCGGGAAAAAATAGCTTTCGTCAACGAACATCACGACCAAACCGTGATTGATTTCCGCCTGCACACGCAGCAAAGACTTGATCTTACCATTGCTCGTTGATATCAGACTGTCCGGACCGTCTGGAGGGCCTTCAACGACCGATTCAACAATACTCGCTGACGCTTCAATATTTGAAATTGCCGTCTGCGCACGCTCTTCCAATGTGGCCATTATTGCACCTCGTTACCATCCAGCCATATTGGGCCATCTGTCATTTATGAATGTATCGACCGAAATAGACATCGCCTCAAAGGCAGCAAAGTCATCGCGCGTCAAAAGCAGATCCAAGACGTCAGACGACAACACCGGAGGCTCTCGGGCCTCCACCATGGCGGTAACTTCCCAACGATTTGTGCTGGAAAGATTGGCTGTAAACGCTGTCTGGCCTTGGCCCTTGAACCGCACTTCGTGAGGGGTCAGCCCCAAGCTGCCTTGCAATGTAATCGAGATCCACGCAGCACCGGATTTAGCGCGATCCCGATACCACGATTGAAAGAGAGCAAACTGCCACTCGGAAAAAACCCAACGCACCGACAAGAGCTCCGGCGCGTTGGTGAATTTTAATCTCTGCCGCGCATATCCGGATTCCATTTCCGTCCGTTGAATACGATCCAGCGGGGACATGCTGTAATTTTTATAGGTTGGAAGCGGCAGCTTGTCTGGGTAGACAACGATATCAGTCATTTACCAAACCCCATTACCGGAAAGCCCCCGCCGAACGGTTCAGCCCGTATTGACTTTCAATGACAGGGGCAAGCCCCTTGCCTTTGGCGATATTTTGACCCATTTGACTCTCCACCTGTTCAATCATGACAGTGACATCAAAGCCGCCATTTCCATTCGGCGTTGCCTCTGCACTCGCCTCAGAGCCAGAAGCATTGTTGTGAATGGTGATTGTCACGCTGCCGCCTTGAGGACGACTTGCTAACGACGCAAGACCGCGAATGGTATCCGCCGTCTTTGTTTGCTGCGCCGCTGTCAAAATACGCTCATTCTCCAGCGCAACGATGGCCCGCTCGCCTGGGCGCAAACCATCACTTACATTGCCGCCAGCGTGAAACCGCGGCGCATCTGAAAACACCGCAGAATCAACAGACCGGCTGACACCAGAGCCACGACCAACAGCGCCACCAGAGTGGAACAGATGCCCGATCGACAAACTTGAGCCAGCCGCAGATCCACCAAACAAATTAGAAAAGTTGAACGCCCCCAGCAATCCACCCAAACCTTGCGACAATGGTCCGGTGATATTCTGCTGGATGGTCATTCGGGCGATGTCCGCAACAATGGAATCGACCAAATCACCAAATTCAAGCTTTCCGGTGCTGACAAAATCAACGAGCTTGCTTTCGAGCCCGTCCAGCGCACCCCCCATAACACCCTCGATCTGGGCGGCACTGTTGGTTGCGCCATCGGCATAAGCCTCAAGCGCCCGCTGCATACCGTCAGATGCCATTCTGCTTTCAGCAAGCTTCTGTTTCTCCGCTTGCGCAAAAACGCGGGAAGCCTCTTCAACGCCGCGATTGTAGGTTTCTTGAGAAATCGCCCCCGCTTCAAGATACTTGTTAAGCTCGGCAATGCGATCCGAATAGGTCTCGCTGGCGGTCATCAATGACCGCATAATGCTCTCGCCTTCCCGCTGCGCATCAGAAACCTTGGCCGTCGATTTGGCCTCTTTTCCCTTCAGTGCGGAAATTTTAGCCGAGGCCGTTTCCTCGATCTTGGCTCTGGCGTCCGCCTTTTCTTCAGCGGAAAACCCTTGCGCATCCAAAGCGGCAATCTGTTGGTCGCGCTCCCAATTGATCAGCTCCACACGCTGGTTGGTCGCAGCCAAATGCGCACGATAGATATTATCGAGATACTGTTTTCGCTTGGACAGCGTTTCTTGCAATTCATCAGGCACCGCGCTGGGGCTGGCACTGGAGCTTTCTGGCGTTTGACGACTTTTGAAAATATTAACAATCTCGTCATTCTCTGCGATTAACGCCCGCCTCTCGGCTTCCAGCCTTGCTATCCTTGCGTTGGACCGTTTGGCATTCTGCCCCGTCCAGTTCTGAGCCTGGTCACGCTCGATCTGGCTGGTGAGCTCGTTTATTCTTGCGCTGTTACCGCTCATTTGCGTTTGCAGACCGGCGCTTGTCCGATCTTCCAGCTCGCGCATTTTATCGATAGCCGCGCCAACTTGTTGAGCCAGATATGCGAACCCTTCTGCCGCCGTTATCGCCAGCGGAGCCAGATCAATCAGAGCGCTGTCAAGATTGCGGTCAATTACCAGAGCCAAAGTCTTGAGCTGTTTGGATGCCTCGGCTCCTTTTTCGACAATATGGCGATCGATCACCACACCCAACTCACGCCCCTCGCGCGCCATATCCGCCATTGCATCAGTACCAGCATTGACAAATTTTACCAGCTGCTCACCACCAGCACCGCCAAATACCTCATCAAGAGCAATGAGCTGGGCTGCTTTGTCCAACTCACCAATCTTTTTAATGATCTCATTAAAAAAGACCGGCGCATCTTTCAGCTTTTTGGCGACATCATCTTGCGTGTAACCAAGCTCTTGAAAGGCCTCCACAGCAGGGCCCGCACCACGCTGCGCAAATTCCTGCCCACGCAACTGCAATTCCTTGAAGCCGTCGACAAGAGCATCTTTCGAAACCCCGAGTTTATTGGCCATAAACTCAAATTCTTGGAAGGCTTCAACATCAAGACCGGCAATCGCGGCCTCTCCCTTCAGCTCCGCCAGAGATTCAGCCGCGTTGATAGCCGCTCTGCGCATAGCCTCGAAAGCAACAACAGCAGCACCGATTGCGGCTCCGGCCACCAATCCAGCCGGTCCGATGCTCCGCAACACACCACCCGTGGCACCAAGTCGGCTGGTCAAACCATCTGCCGTTGATCTCAATTCACCAGAGGCGGCACTCACGCCTTTCAAGGCCGCGCTTGCAGGTTGCCCTGCCGTGTTGATTTTTTTGAGGGCAAGCTCACCCTCTTTGCCAAAATCCTTCAGCGCCTTCTCAACCACAGCCTTGTCTTTGACTGACAGCCGAATGGAGACAGATCCTGCATCGCGGTTACTGGCCATAGATTTCAGCCTCCATCTTGCTGATGGGCTTTACTCTGCCCCACCAAATATCCAGACTCCCCATACTCAAGGAGGCGAGCCAGAAAATCATGGTCCAGATCACTGGGACAGCGCGATAAAGCCTCACGCATTTCAAGTCCAATGACCCGACCATCAAAGTCATTGCGACGCCATACGGACGCCCGCTTAAGCACACGGATAGCCGTCAGGCCTTCGTGGCTTTCTACTTTGTGTATTTTTTGTGGACAGGCTGCACATTGGGTTTCACACGCAGCACAATAGCCAAGGCCACCCTGACCAAACCATTCAGCAAGGTGGCCTATTGCTCCCCCTCGCGGGCCTCCAGAAAGATCGAGACATAAGCGTGGCTCTCGAAATTGGCCAGAAAACCCGTATCCTGAAACAGCATGCCAAAAGCGGAGAGCGATGGATCTATGGGTTTGCCATCCTCATCGCCTACGCCTTCCCAGCCACTCACCACCATTTCAGCCACATAGACCGCAATCAAAATACGAGACAGCCCATTGAGCATGTATCGATGATCCTCATTGCTCCCGTTTCCCACCGAGATTTCAGGCAGGCCAACAAGTGAAAGGGCACCACTACCGTCAAGAAAGCCGGAAACCATATCGCTTGCCCGCTCCTTTGCGGCAGCATGCTCCACAGCAGAGACAGGTCGCATAATCAAACTGACCCCGCGCCCTAAATCCTTCGACCCTTCTTTGAGATCGAGACGGGTTTTATTCAGCCGGATCACAATGCATAACTTTCGATTTCGTTTTTAAGCGTGGCCGTGACCATCGGATCGCTGCCAGTTTGCTCCGCATACCAGCTTACGCTGGCCTGCATGCCCCCCGGGCCTGCAATCGGCGCGATAGGGCCCTTTTCAAACCGCACGGCAGGCATCAAAAAGGACAACGAAGAAGTCGCACTGATTTGGAAAATCAATTCCATCGAATGCGCCGTACCGGCCTCTGCTTTGTCATAGAAAGATTCATCAACATAACGAACGGTTAGATCACCATCGCAAGTGGCCGTTTCAGTCAAATCATAACCGCTGCTGTATTTGGTGCCGTTGATCTCATCATTTGCCGTGGGATTGTTGTTATAATTAAACGACACGGCAGTAACAGAACCGACCTCGACAGTGTCAACTTTCAGCGCGCCATTAAAGTTTGGCATAGGCACGCGGTCCATTTGCGTGGCTGGCGAGCCCCCGCCTGATGCAGCAAGCTTATTCTCGTTCCGGCCCATCGCCTGCAATTCAACTTGCTTATATCCACCCTCGCGGGAGGCACTCAAAGACAGTTGAGAAAGCAAAACACCAACATGCTGGAAAAAGACTGCCCCAGCCCGTTTCTCGAACTCCAGTGTCAGATAGGGCAAAGACTCCGCGCCGGATTTGAACACATGAGAATAAGGCCCTGCCCCCGTACTGGTTGGATCACCAAAGAGACCCGTCAACCACAAGCCCAGATGGTTCACATCCATTGGCACAGTCAACCCGCCTTCATGCTTGCGCAAATCAGGGGCTTTTTCGCTTTGGTCGCGATTGTTGATCCGGGCTACACCAAGCACAGGATCATCAACCTTTCCCTCTGTTTCAGCGAGACTTTCGCTATAAAACAGCGTCGATACATAATCACCAGTCGCTGGCGTATCAAAATCCGCCTGTTTTTTAACAAGCAGGTTCGTCGCCCGACCGTGCGGCCGCACAATGGTTGGCATGGCCTAACCCTTTCTTTGTGTTGGATTTTTGAAACAACCTAAAACGGCTGATCTGATATGAAGGTCAGCGCGACAGTTACAATCGCACCCTTTGTATTTGGCACACCTGCCGTCACCAGATTGTCGCGTTGGAACCTTGTTATGCGAGCGTAGCAGCCAACAGCGGCGAGCCCCCCAATCATATCGTGGTCATTTGCCAGATCGATCTGATTAGAAATTTTAGTAACCAGATCCGAAATGGCTGCACGGCAGCTTGGTTCATCGGCACATTTGACAATCAACTCAAAAGAGGCAAGCTGCTCAAGCTCGAAGGAATCGCTGACGCCCAACGCTTCCTCATTAACGTCAGTGTCTCCGTCGACCATATTGAGCCAAGCCTTACCACCATCTTCCAGCGCCTCAAGCCCATCATCAAGGGTTTGGTTTCTGTTGAGCGTTGGCAGTCCTTCACCCGTACTAACAACGCCAGCCAGCACATCGAGCATTTGATCTGACTTCAAGCTATCAGTCATCATTCAACTCCCGTGCGACATGGTGCGCGATTTTAACCGGCAACAACTGAACAGCTGACCGGCTGACACTTTCCAGATTAAGCCTCTTGTCCAAGCGGACTTGTTTGATTGCGATAAACATCAAGATCGGCTCGGATTTGGCTTTAGAGCCTTGCTTGATCCTCCGCGCACGCTTGACCCGCTTGCTCGGTTTTCTTGATTTGGTGTGGCGGAAACCCTGTTTCGCAACCAGATAGAGAACGCGGCCAGCGCTATCGCCCGGAACCGGCTGCAAGCTTTCGCCGCCAAATGTATCTGTGAATTCTTCAACCGACATAGGACGTCGGCGCTTAATGCGCGATCGCGGCACATCTTTTGTCGGTATCGTTAGCCGCGCACCGGACCACTGGGTGGTTGGCTTGATGGTCGCACCATGTTCAAACGCCCCGACTATATGCGGTGCCTTGGTGTAGATCATCGCCGCAGGCTCTAGACTTTTGGCACCCCGCTTCGGGAAAACAGCATCACGGACAGTGTTCGCCAGCCTCCGGCTGAAGATGGATGCAATGTGATCGCGATAGGCATATTTTACATCGTTGGATGCCTCTCGCATTCCGTCATAGATAGCACCCGCCATCCTGTCAGGTATCTTTTCAAGATATTCTGAAATATCTTCTTTGATGGCGATTTCGAATAATTCACTCATAATTCATCCACCACCATGCGCCAGACGTCACGCTCGATGCCGGTGTGGCGCGGCTTGCTCTCAACCTTGTATTGGGTCGCAGCGCCGTCTGGATCAATGGTAAAGACCCCGCCTTTTGTTGGCGTCAATGCGCCGCTTTGCACTTCAAGTGCAATCTTGTCCAGCAAGGGCCTGCTTTCAAATTCTCCAAACTCGGCATCATCCGAATATAAAATCACAGTGCAATCCACCGCATCTCCAGATACCGGCTGATAAGAGGCGGCAACGCCCTCAATCAGAAAATGAGCCTCTGACATTACCGCCTCCTATTGGTATTTTCAGGTCCGCCGACTATGGGCCGTTAAGCCCCGAGACCGGGAATAAGCTTGATTTGCACGGCGACAACCGTATCCGCAGCAGATGTGTAAGCGATGCCAACCTTTGTGTTGGCGGTTGAAGTCTTGGTCAATTCTTTGGCGGTGTCATCCCAATAAAGAACGTCACCAACCGAGACCACATCAGCAGATTTGCACGGCAGTTCCCAGACACCTTCCGTATGCAAAACAAAGGTCTCTGTCGCCTCGACTGTGTCACCAGCAACACCAAAGAAAGCACCGATCAAAACGGCGGCACCAGATACAACGCCTCCAACCGGAGCAGCGAGATCCAGCGCAACACCGTTGCGAATTTTATTTTGAGCCATTTCAATTTCCTCAAATAAAAGGGCCACCCAGTAGGCAGCCCTCGTGAAGGTTCAAATTTCAGATCAAAGCACGATCAGGATTAGGATGCGCCAGCGTTGTGATAAGCGCCCTTGGCATCAAGAGGAGCTGCTGCAAAGTGATCCTTAACGCGGATCTTCACACCGTCTGCCGACCAGCTTTGGTTGGAGAAGGATTGCGGCCCTTCCTGACCATCCAGCCAACCAAAGGCCATAGCAGCCATCACGGCAGGGTCAGCAAAGAGTGACCAGCCTTTAGCAGCCAAGCTATCAAACATGGGCTCATAAACCGGTTTGATAGACCGCTGCGTTGGTGTCACGACCGTGGTGCTGTTGTCCACCAGATTAACCGGCAAAAGCAGGCGCTCGATGGTGTCGGAAAGAGCGGAGCCACTAACAATGTAAGCAGGAGAAACCCCGATAGATTCACCATCTTTGTTCGCTTGCGTGCGTATCGCCGTAATGCCCTTGCCCAGCGTGTCGCTGGATGGGGCAGCGCCCGTCGTCGCTTTGTTTTTATGGTCGGCATGGAACATGACTTTCCCGTCCGCCATCTTTGCCGTAAACACAGCCGTCCAGAAAAGCTTGTTCTCAAAACGAGCTGCACGCTCTGCCATGGTTCGCTCAAAATCGGTGAAGGCACCGAGATCATCATTGATGATCATCTCTTCACTCATGGCAAATTCCAAGCCATAAGTGCCAAGCTTCATCGCTTCTTTGCCCTCAGACAAAGAGAAGCTTTCGTACTCGCCGTTCTCTTTTTTTGGCTTCAACTCTGGCACATCACCAAAGCTGATCAGACTTGTATCACGAAAATCCTTCATGTTGCGCTGTGCGCCAAGCATACGGAACGTGCCAGGATGCGCCTGATAAGCAGCCGCCAACACCCGATTGCCCGCCTCGCCGAGCAAAATCGGGAAGTCAGACATTGACGTCGCGGCCCGTAGAATCCGCTGTTTGCCCGCCACACTGCCGAGGTCTCGGAAAGAGACACCCTTGGCACCAAGCTCGACCATCATGCCCAACATGGACAAGCCGCGATATTTCTGCCACCCGTGTGGATCCGCATCAATTTCAGACGCTTCATTCTTGATCTGGACACAACGGCCAGCGATCGCCTTGGCCATGCGTTCATGAATGACAGCAGGATCGTCATTTGAAAAACCCTGCTCTGTACGCTGGCCAGTGATTTCCACAGCGGCAGACTTTTCGGCCAAATGCTCAAGAATGGCACTGCGAACAACGTCAATCGAAACATCCTGTTCGATAAAAGCATCAGCTCGTTCGTTTAGCCCATGCTGCGCGCAAAGCGAGCGCACTTCTTTTGCGTAAGCCAGCGCTTCTCGGCGGATGGCATCTGCGTCTGGCTGGGCCGCTTGCTGACCAGTTGGCGCGGCAGGGGCTTGCGGCTCGATAACAGCTGGTGCGCCGTCTGGATTTGCGCGGGTGTCTGGGGCAGTGCCTTGCCCCTGGTTAGTTTGGGTTTTGCGTGGCATATCTGCCTCTTCCTCTTTGCTGTTGAAAATAACACAGGGGCTTGTCCGCTCCTGATCTGATCTTGTTTGTGCTGCATTGTCCGCAGGGATCAATACAAAGGACACCTCCATTGGCGTCCAACGGGTCGCGCGGAATACCGGCAACTGGCCTTCCTCACGAATGGCCTCATATTCCTGAATGGAATAACCGACCGAGATTTTGGAAAGGATCTTGGTTTGAACATCGCGCCAATGCGGCTCGACATCATCGCGCTCGGAAAAGCGCACAGAGGCAATACCCTGATCACCCTCAATCCTTGCCGATCCTTCAACAACAGCCCCAAGCTGACTCGTCAAATCATAGGCCATATGGCTCTTTAGCAGCGGCGCACCGGCGTTGAGCCGCGAGAGGTCTATCGCCTTTTCACTAACCTCAAGCTCTTCAATCCAACGCCCATATTCACCGTCCGGCATATAGCCGCGCCGTGTGACTTGCGCTCCGGTCGTAAAAACGATTTCGACCGTGCGGTCATCTGCGTTAAGGCTGTCTGATCGGATAATCAGACATGCGTCATCAGCTGCCCCACGCGACTGCAGGGGCAGGTCAAAAGTCTTTTTCTTTGGCATGATCAATCCTCTTTTGAGGGGTCCAGCGCCCCGAAATCATTGGCGACACCGGTCTTGGTCACCTTGCGAGGGTCGCTATCAAAGATTAATCCCTCTTTGTCAGCGGCCTTGTAGTGGTCCAAGAAAGCTTGCAGCGTTCGGGCATGGTCGTTGCCGCGCTCCGCCATTTTTTGTTGTGGCGTTGCAAAGCCGGATCGGACTTCGATCAAGTCCGCCATCACATCCTTCAACGGGTCGATGCTTTCAAACACCGGCCATGTGATCTCTGGACGATACCCCGGCTTGATACCAGCAAACCGTCCAACCAACTTGCCCGTGGCCAGAACAGACCGCCAGCAAGGGCGCACAAACTGATGCGCAAGCACTTGCTTTTGAAAGCGCCTGAAATCAAGCCGCGCCTCGATCAGACCTCCGCGCATGGAGGAATAGTTAGCTTGGCTCATATCGCCGGTGAGCTGCATTTCTGTAATGTTGCCACCGGCTGCAAGACCACGATATTTATGCTTGAGATAGCCAGAGTCCTCAGACGCTGGAGGGGTGAAACTTTCAACCTTCAAGTTGCCAGGCAAACCAAAAATGGCCCCGGGTTCCAACAAGCCAACAAGGTCAGAGCCAAGCAGCTTCTGCAAGATGACTTCTTCGTTGGCTTCCGTTCCCATTGCCTTCGCGACAGCGGCCACATCGTCGCTATCGCCACCGGTCACAAACGCCGCCATGCAAGCCTCGATCGCCTTGCGTTGATCGACTGCTGTCTCATAATTGTCTGTATCGCGCCAGCGTGTCAGAGACGATGCCAAGGCAGGCACCCCATGCACCTGACCTGGGCGGGTGCGCTCATAAATATGCATGAATTGATCTGCAGGGACGCGAATGCTTTGCACCCCATAGCGACCAAAATTCACCCGCTCTCCGGGGTGATCCTGAAACAACCAATAAGCAACCCGCCGACCGGAGAGATCATATTCAACCCCATTGACGATGCGACCATTTTTGATGTCATCATTCTTGCCGTGGTCAAGATAGTCCGGCTCTATGACTTGGAGCTGCAAAGGAATATGCAGACCTTCGCGCGGATGGACAGCAATCTGGCGCACCAGCGCCGAACCACTCTCAAAGATCGCACTGGATATAAGCGTTTCCAGACCAGCCAGATCACTCACACGCTCGGGATCGCATTCATCTGACCAGTTCATCAGATCGTCATAGGCATCATCAACCACACGCGGCATGATGCCATCAGGCCCAACCGTATTATTCACCCAAACCCGCTGCGCTTTTTCAGCAAACGGATTGTTGCGAATAAGATCACGAGACCGCGCTCTCAAGGTGGCAAGGTCTCGACCAATTTCCGTGTTGGCTCCGGTTTGTCGCGCATCCCATCCAGCCGTATTGCGGCCATGCTTTGCGCCGTCATAACTTCTGACCCCGTCAAGAGCCAGTCGCGCTCGCACTCGGTTGACGCCTGCCAATGGACTGAAATATGACACCGTGCGATCAATGATATTCATTTTCATAAATCAACCCCGCCGCACCCCAGATAAATAGATAACACTCTTCTTCTGCCCCTGAGAGGCAGCAATGTCGCCTTTGATACGGTCTTCGACCTTCATCATCTCAGCCGCAGATTGATAGGTTGTCACGCGGCCATCGCTGAAAGTGACGGACTTCACCCCGCTTGCGATGGCCTTTTGCAGCCGCGCCAGATCATCGGTTGTATAGGCCATTCCATTCTCCTGTGTTTCGCGATCATGAAAGGCAAAACAATTAGCGATTTCTCAAAAAGTTGGGGTTGCGCTGCAGCTTCATGCGAGCGGGTCTTTGGCTTCCAGCCGTTGCTTGAGCTGGCGCTGGCTTCGCTTCCGCTTCAGGCTTTTCAACCGGCTCAATTCTCACCGCCAACAGATTGAAAGGCGCTGTCTGCGCCCATGATGGCGGGTTGCTCCAGTCGATTTTTTCAGCACCCAAAACGATTGTCTCTGCGCGACCGTAGCAAGCCAGATCAAGCGCCTCGTTGGCTCGAGACCCAGCCTTCTTTTCCCACCCCTTCTTGGCGGTTTTTTTCTCTGCGCTCAGTTCTTCAAACACAGCATCGGGCAGATGCACCGACAAATGATATTTGTTGGGCCCTGCATCTTCACGCAACAGGGATGCAGACACGGCATCCTTCAAGGATCCTCGCGAGACAAACAACAACGGAATATCGCTGGCTACCTTTCGGCCTTTAGCCGCACTTTCAGGGTATGATATCTCCGCCCGTTTTGCGCGGTCATTGGAGGCCCCCTTGACCAACTGAAACCGCTTATGCAATCCAGTTGGTAACGGATCTTTGCCCGCCTTCAATTTGCGCCAAAACTTGTACGCGTTGTCCGCGACACCGGCTTCACCACCGGAATCACATGCGATGCGAATTGGCTTCAAAGCAAAGCCAGTGCCATCGACCTCATATTGACGATCAAACAGCGGCAGCAAAGCATCCCAATCCTCTGCATAAAGAGGAGGCTTGATCGATCGGTCATCATCCCCAGGCGCACTGGATGGCGGGTTGACGATATCAAATCGGTCGATACACCAGCGCTCAAGGTTCGGACCCCATGCATCGGCCTGACCAACAAAAGCACCCTTCTGCACATCAAGCTGGATGGTGATAAAGCGCGTGTCTTTTGGCGCAATCTTAAGCGGATAATCCTCGGCCAAAGCTTTCAATTTTTCGACGGTCAGTTCATCTTCATCGGACAACCCACCCGGCAAATACGGCTTACCCTGATCAACAGTAACCGTCGCCTTGAGCGATGAATCGTCACCTGTTTTTTCCAAATGCGCCTTTGCAATCAGATAGCGATAGACCAGCTCTGACCAGTTCTGAAATGTTGCACATGGCCCTTTTAACCAATAAGACACCGCATCAGTGTCTTTGATTTTCGGATCATCGATCGTAACAAGCGTCCCGTCACTCGCCTCATGTAGCCATTGGCCTTTGAGGTTGAGATCATACTTAAGGGACGGATCAATTATCTCGCCGCAACAAGGGCACTGCATGACCACATTAGCTCTCGCTTCTTCCGGAGAAACGTCCTGCGGATATTTCAGATCGTCAAAGTCTGGCTCGAATGCCTGCTGGCAATCCTCATGCGGACAAGTCCAATAATACCTCGCCCGTGTGCCGGTGTTATATTCAGCCAGCCCACCCTCACACGGAGGTGCTTCATGCGCGGTTTGCGGTCTCCATGTCTCATCAAGAATGGGTTTGCCTGGTGAACACTCCAGCGCGGCCATGCCCTGCGACCCGAATGTCTGGGTACGCTTGCGCATCATCGCAAATGGCGAGCCCTCTTTTCCCACATCCATCGGCATGCGGTCGTAATCGATCGCCGCGATAAAGGGCCAATCCGATCCAGACAAGTGAGGAACCGTGGGCCACCCCATCGTGACCGACGCGCCGTTGTTAAATCTTTTGTGTTTGAGCGTGCTATCTCGGCGACTTGTTCCAAGACGGCGCTTGATCTCCGGTGATGCTTCGATCATCACATCAAGTTTTTTTTCTGAAAACTCATCTGCCGTAGTCTCGGTCATGTGGATGAGTTTCATTGGCAGAGGGCTGCATATAATCCGATGCGCCACGGCATTCAAAATCAATCCTTCTGTTTTGATGGTTCTGGCTGGGCCGATAAAAATCATCGCGGTAAAGCGACGGCTACCCATCATATTCATGGGCTCGACCAAATATGGCGCATCTTCATGCCGCCATGGTCCGTTATAGGCACCGCCAGAGACGCGCCGAAATTCGACAGCAGCATCAGCAACACTCATCCGCATCGGTGGACGTGCTGCATCGATCACATCGGCGATGATCTCATAGGGCTGGACATAAGGAGGGACTGCCCCCTTACTACGATGGTAGTTTGGGATCCCCCGATCTGGCATTGAGCTTGGCTCCCAAACTTTTCTCGACCTTGTCTGCCGATTCCTGCAACATGGCATCACATGCCGCAGCAGCCTTCTCCACCTGGTCTGGTTTCAATCCGCATTCGCGGGCAAGTCGGTCAGGCAAAATACCCAAACCGTCTCGGTAAACTTGCAAAACTTCAATCATCATATTGACGACGCTGGACCGCATCATCATTTCGCCGCGTTCACGCGCCAGCGCCATATATTCGCGCTCGGCGGCAAACAGGTCTTTCTTCTGTTTTTCAGTGAGACCGGCATGAGGATCTGATTCATCCTTGCCAAGCAAGGCAAGGCTCATTTGCCGAACGGCAGCCTTCCGTTGTTCATCTTCCGAACGCTCGATATCTTTGCGCTCGGAGATCCAAGCAAAGCAAGCTGACAACTGAAATTCGTAAGAGCGACCGTTACTGCCCTCGGTAATAACGGGCATTCCAGACTTGCGATATGTGTCGATGGTTGGAGGCGAAACCTGCAGCGCGTCGGCCAACATTTCTCGGTTGAGCACAACATCATCAACACCGTCAGGCAGTGGATACTTTGCTATGTCAACCATTCTAAAACCTAAATCATAAACAAAAACAACATCCTAAGACCACCAATAGACCGTATCAACGAACACAACACGCTACGCCGCCCCCTATTGCTTTTGGTTAGCCAGGAAGGACCCAAGTTTTCACATGACTTTGGGGAACGCCCACCCAAAAGAAAACCGCCCTTAAGAGGATTAACTCTCAGGGCGGCTTTTGCTGGTTTTTTGTTCGCTGTCATCGTGTCAAATGCTCAGCTCCAAGTCAATTACCTTTTTCAATCGCATGGCCGGTTTTGTGTGGGCAGGAGCGAAAGCGCGTTGAAATATCTGGACTTTCCAGCTTTTGAGTTTTGGCATTTCCTGTGAAATAAACCCGATGCCAACCTTCCAGAGGTCATAATGCTCGAGTAAATGCAGATCCAGCTCGGCGGTTTGATCAAAGATCACTTCGCAGGCTTGCCCGTGATGGCACACCCGACCGTCTGGATGACGAACCTTGCGCCTTGACCGCTCGGCCAATCTTTCACCCGTATCCCAATCCCAATAACTCATCATCACCGCGCCGCCTCTGCCCCGCATAGGCTGGATCGTGCCAGCATCCAGCGTTGGCCGCTCAGGCGTGCGACCGGCTTGCGCATGTTCGACGATCAAACCAGCCGCGACTTGCCCATCCAGCCCAAGCTTGGCCAAACGACACACCACACCATGCACGGCCAGCGCGTCCTGATGTGGCTCGGTGATCGAATGCCCACCACCGTCGACATGAGTGCCCAGCTCGTTCAATCGCTCAAGCCCTGCCAAGCTGTTGCCACCCGCCAGATAGCGCCGATCATCCACCGTATCGCCATCCTGATAGACCCGCTGGTCACGATAGGCCCACTCAAGCAACGCCAATAGGCCGATGGCCCGCACTTCCCGCTTGTCAGCCTGATCATAGCGGATGTTGAGATTGTAGGTTGCGCTCTGTGCCAGTCCGATTGCCATTGTCCTGCCCTTTCGAATGTCTGTTGGTGGTGACCCGCCCTCTTGCGAGGGTTGCGATAGTTCTGCGAGGGTCTAAGCCAAACCCTCGCGGGTATTTTATTAATTAATTCAGATAGTTATCTAACCCTTGCGAGGGTAGCGATAGTTATAGTCTCTATAAACGCATGAGAAATCTTTTCTAATTCCATTCCCCGCACCCCTCATATGCATATGCGCGCGTGAACTATCGCAACCCTCGCAGCATCGGCGTAAAGCATTGGAAATGCGCACCTTTTCCTATGCGATAGTTTACGCCAAACCCTCGCATGACCCTCGCGCAACCCTCGCATAATTGGCCCCGATCCAGCCTGCACCCGTTCACATTTGGCGCACACTGGCATCCCATGGGTGGGTGTGGGCGGGTTAGTGGTCCTTGTTGTGGTGCGGAAATTCGTCTTCATAGGAAATCTCCTCGGGCAGTTGGATTTTGACATTGATATATTTGCGGATGCGTCCATTGACCTTCTCGATGCCCTTCTTGGGCAGCTCGCGCCCGAACAGGGTGGAGGAGAATATCTTCACCCCAGAGGCCCGACACCACGTCTCATAGGCTTTGTACATGGCTGAGCCGGTCACCTCGCTCAGAGGCTTTCCCTCGTCATCAGGCGGCACATGGACCACACAGGCGTCGATAAAATTCTGTATCGGGTCCATTTCGGATTTATAGCTATTGGTCAAATCCGAGATGCTGCTTGGCACCTGCAAACCTTCATTGACATAGATGGACAACCCCTCCAGCAACCAGTTGAGGATGCCCGATCGCTCGGCGTCAAATTCGGCCAACACCTCGGCCATAGGGCGCTTTTCCGCCTCTGATATGGTCACGTCCCACGGCACGATCAGCAACCGCCGCCATATGCCCCAGTCGGTGCCGGTGATGTAAGGCATGTCGTTGCCGCTCATCACCGCCTTGAAGATTGGAACCAGATCAAAGAAGCCCTGATGCAACAGCCGCACTTTCATCGGCTCGCCACCCGTCAGACCCTTGATGAGATCCTCTTTCACCGATTGCCCCTTGGGCAGCTCGGACACACGCACCAACCGGATGCCCACCAAGGTGGCGAGATCCGGCGTTGCCTGGTCACCACGGCGCTGGCCGGTGCCAGAAACAGACTCGGGGTTGAGCTGACCGGCATAGGCCCCCATCAACCGGCAGATAGCCTCGGTCAATGTCGATTTGCCGTTGGCCCCCTTGCCATAGTTGTAAATCAGCTTCTGCTCATCGGTCAGACCAGTCAGGCCATAGCCAAAATACACCTGCAAGAATGTCCGCCTGTCTTCATCGGGCTGAAATCTTTCGAGAAAGGCTTTCCACTTCGGGCAATCTGCACTGGGGTCATAGACCACGGGCGCGCATTTACTGATGCGCATATCGCGATCATGCTCGACCAGTTTCATATCCAGCACCGGCCCTTCCATCGGGTCTTTGATGCGCTTGAAAACCAGCGTGCCATTCAGGCAATTGAACACCATCGGGTCCGCATCCAGCGCCTCTGGCCCCACAGTTATGTGCGGTGCGGCTTGCTTCACCATGCCCATCAGCTTGCCATTGTTGCCCGAACTAAGGGCATATTTGCGCCGCCCCGCCCGTCTGCTTTGCACCTTGGAGCGGACCGCTTCTGCCTCTTTGATCTTGAGCTTGTCTTCCTCACTCATGTCGTCACTAACGGTCACCTTGCGCGCCTCATCGAGCGCCAATTGTTCCCATGGTTCGATTGCAATGAAGTTGGCTTCCTGCTCGATCAGCTTGGCGGTCTTCTGCGCAAATATCGCCACCTGTTCCTCGCCGCCGGTCAGTTGCCAGTGGGTACCAGACCATTGATGAAAGCCGTGCTCACGCACGTTCAAAATGCCGTCGCCAAAGTGACAGATAAGCCGCAAGGCGTTGCCTATGTCGTTCTGATCCAGCGTGGCGCAATGGGCGATCTTGTTGTCGTTGGAGGCCAGCGGTGGCTGGGCCTCACGCTCGGCAGCATCAAGGCTGTCTCGAATTTGATCATCAGGCAGAGGCTTCTTGTTGTCAGTCATTCCCCGCACCTCCTTGAATTGATTCACCGTTCGAACTCGACGCTTCAGCGGGCCGATGGACGCTCTCGTTCATTGCCTTGCAATGCTCGGCGGTGTCCGCCTTGCGGACTTGCCTGCCGTAATCATTCAAATCTTGCCTGCCGTCCGGCCACAGCTGACCAGCAGAACGGCCCTCATACCGGATGCGTCGTGTGGTCATGTCCAGATACGCCCGAAGGCTGGCCAGATCCTTTGTGTCGCCATCGGCGATCAAAATCTCTTTGCTGCACTCTGCCGGCACATGCATCCGCAGGCTGGACCAATCTGGCACCAAGGCAGGCAACAGGCGCAACGCGTCATCGGGATGTGGGGTGCGGGGAGCATCGGGGTGGAAGCGTCCGGTCAGATTGCCCAACGTACCGGCCACCCAGCCCGCCTTGCCCAATCGGGTGATTTCACCAACCGTCTCGATGCCCTCACCCACATACATCGTGGGTGCTGGCGGCGTCAGCCTGATCGAGCAACCAAGGAAAGGCCCGCGGATCTTTTTGGCTGGCAGCTTCTCAGCCTTGCCATCGATGAGCGCCTCAATCACCGCCTTGCCCGATCCGTCCGGCAAAAGCCAGGTCATATGCACAGCACTGAAATGCCCGCAACGGTCTTGAAACGCGGCCAGCATCGCAGGGCCGGAATGGACAATGCGAAAGACGTCCTTTTCCACTTCTTCCCAATAAGGCAAATCAGCGGTGAAGCGCAGGCAAGGCACATCGACGTTAAAACCCGCCAGATCGCGCCCCTCGACCATATAGGTCTCGGCGATTGTGCCCTTGGCGCTCACACCAGCAGCAAAGATTTGGCGGGCTTTAAGCTGGCTTTTGGCCGCACTCTTCTTCGCTTCCTCATCCCTTGCCGCTTGGCGGGCCTTGGCCTCATCACTCATCTTTTGGCGCACCGGCGCCGACAAAGACTCGCGCTTGCCGCCCAGCATTTCCATAGCTTCGTTAAAGTCAGCCGCCCCACAAAAATGCATCATCCAGTCGACAGGGCTAAACCAACGCTCGTTCAGTTCGCAGCCGGTCGAATAGCAGTGATAAAGATTGCTGGACGGATTCATCACAAAGCTTGCGCCTCGATCGCGGTGCGCAGGGTTCGGACAGCGGCCAGACATCAACGCCCCAGCCTTCTTGAGCCGCGTATGGGCACCAATCGCGCCAACCAGATCAAACTCTGCCTTGGCGCGGGTGACAACTTCATCGGGGTAGCGCATGCGAGGGGACGTCATCAGAACAGCCCTCCCTGCTCTGGGTTTTCAACGAGCACAGGGCGCTCAGCCGCATCTTTGGCCTTTGCCTGCTCACGGGCCCGATCTCGTAATTGCAAATATTGAGCGCGATGGGTGGAACAGAACCACAGTTGACTGAGCGCACCTTTGCCAGACGCGGGCATGAAACCAAAATCACCCCAGCTTGAGCAGCCCTGCGCCATGCACCAATGTTCCACATGCGGGCTGGACCCATCGTCCTTTGGCGCTTTGGAAGGATCAATTTTGAGAGTGCTGGAGTCAGTCATGACGCCACCCCCAGTTTCTGAAACTCATTATCTGCCTTGGCAATACGCTTCTCAGCCACGTCGAACCACTCGCGCTCGATCTCGACGCCGATAAACTCCCGCCCCAACTTGGCAGCGGCCACGCCGGTGGAGCCGGACCCCATGAAAGGGTCAAACACACTCGCGCCTTCGTCTGTCGAATTGCGGATATAACGTTGCAGCAGCGGCCAAGGCTTCTCGGTCGGGTGATTGGTTTCATCCGGCCACGGCATTTCAACCAAAGACATCGAGCCGGGCTGATTGATGGTGAAGGCCTTGCCCTTGCCCAAAAACAGAACAAATTCGACCGGCTTCATATACCAGCGGTTCGGCATGGCGCTGCGCTTGTTCCACAGCAGCACATTATGCAGCCGGAACCCCGCGCGATCGGCGGCATTCATCGCCTCACGCAAATTCTTGTCATTGGTGAAAACATAGGCGTGCGATCGAGCAGCAAGAGACCGGAACAACAAATCCATGATCTCATCCCAGCTGATATCGCAGGTAACAGGCTGGCCTTTGTTGTTATAATCCTTCAGCCAGCCACCGCGCGGCGCGTCCGGATGAGGCGACTTGCCACCCATAGTCAGACGATAAGGCACGTCAGACACAGCACAGGCCGCATCCCGAACAACAATATCCCGCGCATCGGCATGAAAGAGGGTCATTAGAAACACTCCCCGCCATTTTTCTGGCACAGAGCATCTTCTTGCGACAGCACGAGATCACCCTGCCTATCCATGAACTCACGAAGTTGGCGACGGCTAAAGCGGTCTGAGAATTGTCTTCCTACACCTCTTTCATGCGCTTCCCACCATGCGTGACGGCTCGGTTGATCCCTCGCAATTGATGCCAGAAATGCTTCTGATTTTAGAAAACACCCGTCGCAATTTCCGCCGATAGTTTTTCCGCCAAACACAGGCAAATCAAGATCAAACGATTGCGACCGCCAAAAGCTAAGCACCTTGTGGCGCGTGACACCAGCTTCACGTAACGGCAGCCATGTAGATGTTCTGTTATCTGCGTAGGGAGTACGATGGCTTTCATCTGCACGAAACCCAACCGCCGAGACCCAACGCCGCCAGCCTTTTGAAACCAAATATCGCTTAGCCGTCTTAGTTTTCAATTCGGCAGAACACCATTTTCTAAATTGATTTGGCAGCGCCTTTTTTTTCGCAATCAGAGCATCGAATGGCTCACCATTCCGCGCCGCACCTTGATATCCAACGATCTCAAACAAAGGCATCATCGGCCGATATTCTAGCCAAGTGACCATGACACCCCAACGCCGCCCGACTTCAGCAACAAAATCTAGTGTTTGAGGCATTTCGCGACCGGTGTTCTGGAAGGTCACTTCCACCCGGTCTGGCAAATCGCCATTGGCCGAAAGGATCTCATGCAACATAAATGCCGATGTACGGCCACCTGAAAAGGCTATCTGGACATTACCCGCAGGCAACAAATATCGCGCGTCGGCGTGGTGAAGGGTCATTGCGCCACCTCTTCCAGACATTCCAGCCGATAAACAGGCACACCCCGTTGTTTTCGACTGACCGTCCAGCCGAAAGGCCGCAGCAGATTGCGCGCAAAGCACTTGTGCGTTTGCAATGCATTGTTGGCGTCCAGCGGCCCGCCGTCCGGTCCATCCCATATGTGATTGATCAGCTGCTCAGACGTCATCCCCAAAGGGCGATCAAGCAAAGCAACGATAATTTTCTCGGCGTTAGAATTGGCAGACGGCCAACGCATCCGGATTGCCTCCAGCCCGCTCACCTTCCCTTTGCCATGACAGCAAGGACAAATGGACTCCGCGCCGCGCTCAGAGTGGTGTGAGGTCATTTGTCGGCCTCTTTTCCCACGGTTCTTGCTTTATGCTCCAGCTTGGTAACTGCCATAATGACCGGCTTCAGGTCTGGATCCGCATGATCAAACCCACGTCCGTACCGGCCACACAGACGAGGCAACATGGCGCGAGGGATCTCGACCCAGTTATCAGGGTCTGTATTGGCCAGATTGCCATCAAGGCACTTGAGGCAATGACCCTCTTTTATTGGCCCGTTTTTTTGTTCCCAGAGCCAACGATGCTTCAACACATAGCGCCGTTCAAAGCCGGTATGCGGGTTGGTCTCATCCACACTGATTTCCACATAACCATCTTTTGACACACGTTCATGGCCCAGATAGTTGGCATTATGCGGCGTCTGGCCTTTCTTGAACTGGGTGCGAGCAGAGTTGGGATTGAAGGGCATTTTCTTGCCCTTGTTCAAAGGGATGTTTCCCTTTTCAATCAGGCCTGTCCGTCCTGTTTTCCAGCCATTGCGACTGCAAAGTGATTTGTAATTTTCAAAAGACACGTCAGGCCGGTTGAACAATTCAACAAATACCGCATGAGATTCCTTGCGCACATCGGTCTTATGCGCCTCGACCCAAGCCAGCTCAGCTTTGCTATAAATGATGCGTACGCCCTTCATTTGTCGCTCCCGTCTTCGATCAGTGGGAATGACTTGAGGTGACGCTTCACAAAGGCACCGTGGTTGACCATCAACTCAACGCCCTTCACCTGAAGAGCTGCATTTTTGATGATCTGATCAGTGACCGAAACCAAAGCTCCTGTTCGGGCAACTTCTTTTTCAATGCCCTCTTGATCAAGCTCCTCATCGCCAAGGCGCTCAAGCTGCATGAAAAGGTGATTATTCAAATCTGAAAGTTTGTTTTGCATCACGCCACCTCACTTTGTTGTTTGGCCTTGACCAGATCATTCACCCGATCGCGCAACTCGATAAGCTCACCAAACGTGAGCAAACTGTCGCGGATATCGCGGTTCTGGAATGGACCGGCCGCGCGATAAAAGACGTTACCGGACACCTGATCAGGCACCTCATAAACCGCGATCCGGCGCGTTGGTGTGAAGGTTTGTTTCTTGCGGCGATTACCCATGACGCGCTACCTCACCGTGACGCAGGACTCTCTTGAAAGTCGCTGGCGCGAAATGCTGTCGCTGCGTTATCGGCGTCGGCTGTTTCACAGCCTTGCCTGTCTTGCCGAGTGTTTTTGCGTCGGCATTAAGAGCATCAGCTTGCTGCGCTGTCAGCCCGATTGATCGGGCATGCCCGTCGATCTGGTCGCGCACGGTTGCATGCGAGCATTTCAGCCAGCGCGCAATTTTTGAGATAAATTCGCCACGCTCTGTATAGAGCTTGTAAGACAGATGATTGCGGGCCGCAGTAGCCACATTCTGCTGACCAATGCCTTTAACAATAGCCCACTCGGTGGTGCCATATTCGCCCGCCAAGGCCCGCACCAATGGCGCGATAGGCGTTGGCATTTTGGGTGGCTCTGGTGCCAGCGCCGGAACCTTGCCAGTCCATCGGTTGGCCAGCTTGCAAACGACCTGGGGCCTAAGCCCGAGGAGTTCAGACATTTCCTCATAGCCCATAGCCCAACGGTGGCGCAGCGCATAACAAAGCTGTGACCGAGCAGCAGAGCCTTTGTGATAGGCCATCAAATCAGATAGGGAAAGATCGTGGTAGGCACAACATTCGCGCACCAGATGTTTGATACGCCCATCAAGCAGCTTGAACCAAACCGGATCTGATGACGGGATTTCTGTTTCGTCCGAATCCGTGGCTCCGCGTGGTCGTCCGCCCTGTATCGCATATATATCAGCCAAGATATTCGGGCTGTCAGGATAATCCAGAGCAATGCGGCGCGGACTGTTGCCACGGGTCAGCCGCTGGCGAATGCGGGCTGCTTCTTGCGGGTTGATCATTGCTCGCTCTCCTCAATCAGTTTGATGGATTGGTCCATACCGACCAACACGCTCAACGCATCGGCAATTTCCTTGCGCAGCTGGTGCTGGCGGGCCTCATCGCGCGAGACACAGCCGTCATCAGCGAGGCAAACACCTATTTTTTGACTGATTTCGCCGATCTCTTTGAACATCTGCGCCAGCTGCTGGTTGATGTCGCCTTCCCAGCGTCCATCGGGCAGCTTGACGATTTCATAGCCCTGAAGCTGGACAAGTGCGCGGCTGACAATCGGCTCGCCAATGTCTTTTTCCAGATCGGCGATCACATCAGCAGGCATCCAGTCAGCACCGTGTGGCTGGCCATAACGGGCCAATTGCGCCTGATTGACCCGCGTGATTTCAGAAGCACATTCAATGCCGCCCGCCTTTTTGACGATGTCACGACACCGGCGGCGCAAGCGCAAATAAAGCTCGTTAGAAAACTGACGACCCATAGATTTCATGATAAATCCCCCGAAACTCTATCGATGACAGGCGTCGGGCAGTCCTTCAGACTGCCCGCAAAACACATCCAGACAGGAGCTAGATCATGGTAAGGAAACTCAACCACACCCTCAGCTTCAGCCAGAAACCGGTTAACAAAAGCACTAAATTGAGGGGCAAGCGGATCGATGAACAGCTCAGCCTGATCGCGCGAGCTCACATCACCGGAGCCGTTTTGGCCGGTTTGAACATTAGAGAGGATCATCCGCCTACTCCGCAGCAGAATGAGGGAGGCGATAAAACTGATTAGGCAAAAGAGCCCCATTGGTTTTGTCGATAATGCGCTGCATCAACTCGGAGCTTGGCGGACGGTTATCATTAATGATGCGGGATATTGTTGTGTCTGCACATCCGAACCGGTGTCCAGCTTCCGTGAGCGTAATATTTTCACGGGCTAGATAACTAGCGAGAGGGTGCTGTTTAGCGGATATCATCACATAACTCCATTCTGCCTTTATGCAGACTAGACTGCCTGCACTAATGCAGATTGTCAAGCCTTATAAGCAGAATGCATGTTGATGAAAAATACTGCATAATTGCAGAATAAAAACCAACGATGGGAAATCCGATGAAACCAGCAACCCAAAAAGCCCGTCAACAACTCATTCTTGCATTGAAAATAACAGGCCTAAGCTCGAACGCTCTTTCCAAGCAAACAGGAGTAGCTGACACCACCTTGTCTCGTTTAGAAAAATCAGACAACCCGCCCGAGCCTCGCGTTTCAACAGTAGAAGGCATTGACTTAGCCGTACACAAACACATCGCCAGCGGCGATGCGACAGAAGAACAAGTCGCCATCTATGAAAAGGAGTATTTGCCACTCCAAGGAGTACGAAGCACTCCATACACAGAACCGCAAACACAAAGTGTTGTGCCAGCTCAAATCGAGCGAAATCATATGTCCGATTTTCAAACAGATCCGCGCACAATTCCCGTGATGGGCACAGCAGCAGGGTCTGCCCTCGGCTCATTCGAGATCGGCTCGGACATCATAGACAGGGTGCGCTGTCCGCCAAATCTGGTCGGAATCAAGGGGATTTATGGTATTGTTGTTGTCGGAGAAAGCATGGTGCCCGAGCACAAGCCAGGCGACCTACGCATTATCCATCCAGGAAGACCACCTCAGCCCGGCGATAGCGTGGTGATACAGACCTACAATGCAGCGACAGACACACGAGAAGCTTTTATAAAGATATTGGTCAAAGCCAACGGCAAAGAGGTGAAGTGCCGCCAACACAATCCCCCCATGGAAATAACCTATATCCAGCCAAACGGCGACCCAGAGAAAAACAACGGCAAACAAACCTATGTGCTCAAGGTGCACAAGGTTTTGACCGTCAACGAACTACACGGTTTTTAGACAAATAAAAGCCCGCAATAAGCGGGCTTTTATTTGTCGCAACATGGCATCATCAATACATCCCCTTATCCATCTCACGGCCCAACTGTTTTTTAAGGTCACGCTCCCTCTTTGCCCACCGGGCCTTTTCTGTCGCAGCCTTTGCTATCTCTTCAATATGTTTCGGAAATTTGGTTTTGGAAAATGCGCCAAGGACCACATCCAGATCACTCTCGTTACTTGACAGCACATTGCCAACCTCCCCACTAAGCAAATCCAGCCTATGCCGACACATGCCACCATACGCACCAGCAGCACAGGTGCAGCGCATCGAAAACTTCCCCTCACTCATCTCGACGGTAACGAAATAAGAATCACCCTTCGACCCCTCGACCTCAAATGTGATTTCGTCCATATTCTTGACCTCCCCCAATCCATTTCGCAACACACCAACAAAGCCTTCTTGCGTGAAACGAAGACGCTCGACCACCCCAGAAGACCAGTCATGGTGTTTTATTATCAACTCCCCACCATCAACAGCCTCAACAACCAATGAGTGACCCTTAGGGTTTTTAGGCCACGGCTCGCACGCCAGCGACCGGCTAGAGTGGACAAGATCCCCCACCGAAAACGCCCAATCAGGCCTCTTTCCTTGCGTCATAAGCTCAATAGTATCGGTGATGGGTTTATTGGTTTTTGGATCAATGACATCACGCCCTGTATTCCGGTCTTGTCGGCGCACCTTCCACGTCGACACAGACAAATCCAGCGCATCGTTAAACGCCGGCAACGGAACAAAAAACGCCCAGCCATCACAAAATGCCTCTGGGTTAACAATATGCACCCGGCTCGCTCTGGCATTATTTACCTTTTCCGATGGATTAAAAATAAACACGACAAGCCCCGCGAACACTGAGACACCCAACCACAACGCGAGCCTACACGCAGCTTCACAACCAGACAAGCAAAAAAGCGAGTCGGAACAACGCGTTATGCATTGCCTGCATTAATGCCGATATTTTGACTTGACAATTCTGCATAATTGCAACTTAATGTTCTGCATTAGAGCCGAATTGGAGCGTATCATGTCCCCTGAACCACAACTCAGCCATGCACCACACCTTCCCAGTCGCCGCGTCCCCAGCCCAGCAGACACAGCCGTCATCAACGGCAAACGCTATCGCTGGCCTTCGCGCTATTCGTGGAAGCAGCTCAGCAGCACGGCTGACGCGACAACCATCCGTATCATTCTAAGCCGATGGTTTTCCGGAGCGGAGCCTCCAGTCTTTATGCAAGATTCTGAACGGGCCGCATTGGCCTTTCTAAAACGCGCAAACGCTTGATCCTCCCTTGCCCACCAAGACGGGCAGACAGGAGCGAGATGAGGCCTGTTCCTCCCACCTCACCTCGCTCCAATTCAACGTTCACCACTCGCGGGCTTTGTATTGCGTGCCCGCACTTCAGGCAAGGCCATTGGCCGACGCCGATCGCAAGCGCATAGCGCGCGCCAGTTCATCGCAAGTGATGAACGAGAGCCTCTTAAACCGGAGTCCAGTCATGACCTGCTACCTCCCCACCAGCCAGCCCCGCTTTGAGCATCGGCGCCTTGCTTTGGCTTCTGCATTGGCCAGCACAGCGCTGCACACGTTGTTTGATGTCAGGCAAGGCGGATGCGCCGCCGACGCCGACAACCAGCGCCAGTCAATTGCAAAGCAAATGACGAGAGCACCACGGGCTAATGAATGGGTCACATGCCTCAAACATTTGCCTGCGCTGGGCTTCACGCTCGCCGGCACAACCACTTTCACCTTTTTCATCATCGCAATCGGAACCTAGGCAAGGCGCGGAGCGCCGCCGCCGAACGCAAGCGCATAGCGCGCGCCAGTTCCTCGCGCAAGCGAAGAACGAGAGACCTAACCGCACCAAGAGAAAGCCAAAACAATGAGCGAAGACACCCCAATTTTACGACAATTCAGCCAGGTGCTGCAGAGCATTTCAGACGGCGACTTTCATCAAGATTGCTCAGACGAGCTGGAAAGGGTCCGCAGCACTCTGGTCGAACACATGCTGGACTTTGGCGGTGAGCCATCGGGCACACTGACCATCAAGCTCAAGCTGAAAGTCGAAAAAGGCATCCTGTCTATTCGCCCATCGCTTGATGCAACGGTGCCCAAAAAGCCGCGCAGCACATCCACCCTCTGGATGACTGAAAAAGGCCTCACACCGCTGAACCCGAAACAGATGGAAATGTTCAACGGCAAACCAAGAACCATCACCGAAAACACCGAAGTCAAAGTCCTTTAACAAAGCAAGGGCGCACCGCGCCCGACGCCGCAAGCCAGCGCCAGTTGATAGCCATAGGCAATCAATGAGAGCGACCAACCCCAACCACACAGGCAAGACAATGGATCTAACCGCAGCCATCAACCGAATTTCTGAAATGTCCGGCCAATTCAGCGACCCCGAAATTCTGACTATTCCGCACAGCAACGGCGAAGACAAACTCTCTTTTGTGATCACCCGTGACGCTCAAGGCGGCATGGTGACCAAAGACGTCACCAAGGATCTGGAACGGTTCGATGATCACCCGTTGCGCCGCGAAGGAACAGCGGTGATGGGCAACCTCGACAGCCTGATCGCCCACGTCAACCGCTTCAAAACCCCTGAAAGCGCCTTGTTTGGCGAGCGTGTGGGTAACAATGAAGTCCTGAAAATCACCGGGGTGATTGACTATCATGATCGCGTCAACAAACCGGAAGAGGATAAATGTCCGGACGATCTGCCAATGCATCCAGACGCCAATCCCCAGCATTGCAAACATCGGGTAACGCATGAATTCCCCCTGTCCGATGAAATCAAGGCATGGACGAAAGTCGCCAAAAACCCGCTGGACCTTCTCAGCTTTGCTTTGTTTCTTGAAGACAACATTCTGGATGTGCTCCCGCTGCCCGATTTTCTCAGCAGCGAAACAGAACCAGAGTCCAATTCCGACAAAAACCTCAAAGAGCTGGTCTACAAATTGGATGGCAAGCCATGCGGCTATCGTAAGCTAATGGAGCTGTCCAAAGGCATCCAGATCAATGAAGGCAGCAAGTCTCAAACCTTCATAAACAAAGACACCGGCGAACAACAGATTGGCTTTGAGAGCGAGCACGAGGATGCCGAAGGCAACAAGCTCGAAGTGCCAAACATGTTCCTGATTGCCATCCCGATTTTTGAAGGCGGCGCCGTCTATCGCATTCCAGTGCGGCTGCGCTATCGCAAAAATCGCGGCGACCTTGTCTGGCTGATCGAACCCTACCAGCTGGATCGCTACATCAAAGACGCATTCACCGAAGCATGCGCCGACGCAGCAGGCTTCACCGGCCTACCGCTCTTCTTTGGTCAACCAGAGACATAGAATCCCGTAGCGAACCCCACGCAGTGAAGCGCAAACCCAAAGGGTGACCGTGGAGCGTGGGTAGTAGGCCGCATGGGGCGGACCATGCAGGGGGAACGCCACCTCCTATCAGGCGTGACAGTCGGGAGAGTACCGACACCTGATTTTATTGAGAGGAAATCGATATGAAAGCCTATCAATCACACAAAGTTGTTGAAGCAGCCAAGATCACGAAAGCCGAACACCAAGAAGATGGCCGCTGGCATCTCATGCTTGATGGAGACGTGGTCGAGACAACCACTATCGATGAAGCAAAGCGGTTCAAGGTCACTGAAGAAGATCTCGGATATTTTGTTCGCTACCCTGATGGTTACATTTCTTGGTGGGCAACAAAGGCCTTCGAGGAAGCGTATGAAAAAACTGCCACCGCCAAACCTGCCTCGCCACCTCGCGATAATATTATGCAGTTTTTCACATTCACCCATTTGCCTGAGTTTTTGCAGGAAGCGAGCGAGCCATTCTGCAAATTGGCCGAATTTATTCAGGTGAACATCCCGCGCAATCCTGAGCGCACTGTCGCTCTTCGGAAATTGCTGGAAGCAAAAGACGCGGCAGTCCGCGCCGTTGTCGCCAAGTAACCCAATTCCCCGCGTCGGGCACCTCTGAAACTGGCCCGTTTCAAACCAATACACAGCCCGTCGCGGGGTGCATAAGCAAGGCAAACATCGCCACCGGAGATCACTATGACCCTCGCACAAAAACACAGCAGTTATGCTCCACCCCATCGCCCGATGAACCTGCCGGCAGACTATAGCCCAAGCCGCGAGTGGCTCAAGCTGGGCGATGATGGCTGGTGGGATTTTGAAAATCCGGAAAACAGCCGTTGGAGCTGGCGCGGGCTGGCATCCAGCATCGCCAAGCAGCCACGATACAACGGCAACACCGGCACCATCTGGTCGGTCGCTCAGCACAGCGTTCTGTGCCACGACCAGGCACCGGATGAAATCAAGTTTTTTGCCTTGGTCCATGACCTGCCCGAAGGGGCATTTGGCGACAAGGTCCAGCCGCAAAAGGCCTATGACAAGCGATTGATCGCAGAGCATTTTGCGAGGGCAGGATCACTGATGCCAGCCGATGCGCACGCTCGCATCCTCCGCCAATTGATGTTCGATTTGCTCGAAGAATTGGAACGCCCAGAACACGACGTGTTGCTGAAAATATTTGTTAGAGCCAAGAAGTCACTCCCGTCCATAGAGCAAGGACGCATCATGAAAGTCATAGACCATCGCGCCCTGTTGACCGAAATGCACCAGCTCAATTTCGCGCCGGACTGGCCGCTGAATATCGACCCCGCACTCATGCCTTTCGACGTCGCCATCCTGCCCCATCATCGTTGGCAGGATTCCTATGAGGAATACCTCGATCGCTTGTCGCTTTACGTAGATTTAGGCGCTCAACGCTAGGCGTTGACGCCGTCAGCAAGCAAAGCGCGCCAGTTCATCGTAAGCGATGAACGAGAGCCTTCACACAAGAACAAAGGAATCGCCCCATGACCCCATGCACCCTATCTTTCCCCTGCTCCATTGGTGACCGCGTCTTCAGCCAGCGCCTTGGTAAAGCAGGCAATGTGATCGGCCTTCAAAAATGCGAGAACTGCGGGCCAAAGGCCTTTATTGAATATCTAAACAACGACGGCGAGCCCAAAACTCTATGGGCCTTCTGCGACACGCTCCGTGCGCCTATCAACAAGGAAGAGCGGGAGACAGAGCAATGACCGGCACCCTGATCTTCCCGCTGCCATCAGCACAGGCGCTTGTCATGGACGGACGCAAACGCCCCACTATCCCGCTGCGCAGCATGGCCCAGCTGATGTCTCGCCGGTTCATTCTGGCCAACATCACCGACCAGCCGATTTCGCTGGCACAATTCAATTGCCTGATGGCCCAACACGCACCACAGGCCATCAAACAAGCATGCCTGATGCATCGCGCCGCAGAAACCATCTATGACCCTCTGCATGGTTTCCTGTCCGAAGATGGGGCGGTTTTGCATGATGCACCCGAGACCAGCCACCCGCAGCACCTCCACCTGTTGCCTGACAATTGGCACATGGCCATGGACAAAGTGCAGACATGGGCCGAAGCCACCACAAACAGCCTGCTCAATCAACTCAGCATCCACGGCAGTCCGAACCTTCCCACCCTACCCCTCAAGCGCAAAATCAAGCCCCTTCCGCCAGAAGACGCTGCATGGCAATGGGCTGAAGCAATGGAACACCTAACCCAGCGCCCCATGGCGCAGGCAGTGTGAGGAGGATGGGATGAAAAGAGAATATTTGCTAACCGTAAAGCTTGTGCTTGAGCCATACAGTGATCAGGCGGATTTTGCTGACTATCATAACGAACTCGATGATTTCGAAGGCGAGCAGGTTGAAGTAACCCCTGAAGGACTTTTGGAAGAGCTATCTCCCGAATCTCTGATTGATAGCTTGGATTTGAACAATGATGAATTGTTTGCGGGCACGGGAATTTATGCGGATGTCGCTGAAATATCAGTTGTTGATGCCATTGCTATTTCACCCTCATCAGAAACAGAACACAGCAAACAATCTGAAATTTCTGAAATCGATCCGGCATGCATCTCAGAGTTTGCAACCGAACTCGAAGGCATGAAGATCGAGGAGATCGACCAAGAGATCAATCGCGCCCAAGATGTCATTGATGAGGAGGAGCCTTGGCTTGAGGCTTTGTGCGCGCGCAAACGGCAGATCGAATTGGAGGCCCAAGCGAATGACTGACATGGCAAACGACAACATCCACGAAGATGACTTACCTGAACAAATCGGATCCTGTGTCGCTTGCGGGACTACCATCAGGGATGGCGATGATTATCTGTCTTGCATCGATGGCGATATGATGTGTCGAAACTGCAGCCCAACCTATCAAGACATTCTGGATAATCCGACACACCTTTGGCAGGCCGACACCGAAATGCCATTCACTCAGAAAGAAGCGCAAGTATTTGTCAACGCTCACCTCTCCCAAGGCGGCAAACTAACCGACAAGGCGACGTCATGAGTAACCCTTCAGTAAACCGCTACCTTAAAAACAAGACCTTTGATCACATAGATCATGCGCTAGGCCGTCCGATCCAGCCGCTAAAAGACAGCCACCGCAATTACTTTGCTATCGGCGCAAAATGCGAAATGGCTGATCAGTTCCGCGCCTCTCCTTATTGGGAAGAAGGGCGGGGAATGGGCGACATGACTTCGTTTTATGTAAATGAGGCGGGCCGCAAAGCACTGGACGATCATCTGACCGAAATAGGAGATCAACACCGCCTGTATGAGGTGATGGTAAAGGACTATGACGGCCAAGTTTATCCAAGTGAGCAGGTCGCGAAAACCCGTTCCGGCGCGAAATATCAATGGCTCATCGGGTGCGACTCCGACGATCCATTTAACGAAGTTATTCAGCGGATTGTTTCAGTCCGCACGTTAACGCCTAAGCGCCCCCTAACAAACCAGCAAGAAGGCGAGAGGGTATGAACATGAAGGCATCAAACTCTCCAAAAACAGGATCAGTCACCCAGCCTCAGATCGAAAGGGCAATTAAAGCTGCCCAGTGCCGAGGACTCGACATTTCAGAAATGCTGATCGAGCATAAAAAAGTCCGGCTTGTTTTTACCGGCGGGCAGGCACATGATGTTTCAAACCAACAGGAAACAGCAACACCACCGCTTAAAAGCTGGGACTAGGTCGCTATGATAAAGCTCAAATACCCCGGTCTGACCAGAGAAAATTTGCCAACTGGCGAAATACGCCATCGCGTGCGGGTGCAAGGCGATGCCAATCGAAAAATCACACTGCTTGCAGGGCCAGACCATAAGGAATTCTCAGAGCTTTATCATGCGGCTCGCAGAGGCATTCAGTTAAAAACAACAACACCGGCAGAGGAACGCGCCACACGCGGATCCCTTGCATGGCTTACCTATCTCTATCTAGACCATATCGAAAAACAAGTCGAAGCAGGCCTTAAATCCCAATATACGCTGGTTCAACAAAGATCATTTCTCATTCGGCTTAGAACAGCTTACCCCGATTATGTGATGGAAATGCCAAAGTCTCAGGTGATCAAAATCCGCGACGGCATGATGAAAACCCCAGGCGCTGCGGACAACATGGTCAAGACAATCCGCACGATGTACAATTGGGGAATTGAGACCGGGCATTGCACCGACAATCCAGCGATCGGCGTTGCAAAAATCAACAAGAATTCAAAGGGCGGGGCAAAACCATGGACGGTTGACGACCTCAAAACCTTCCGCGCCACGCACCAAGCTGGCACCACTGCCCATCTATATCTCACGCTACTCATGTTTACAGCCTGCCGCATCAGCGACGCCACATGGCTTGGGCGGCAGCAAGAGTTTGACCATGAGGGCCAGAAATGGCTTGGGTGGCAGCCCAAAAAGAAAAACTCTCCCTATGTCGAAGTCCCGATGCTCCCCCCTCTGCTCAAAGCCACACGCGCAGCAAAGATATTGGGGATGTCCTATATCCTGACAGAACACGGCCAATCGTTCCGGTCTGAAAAAGCCCTCGGCAACCGGATGCGCAAATGGTGTGAGCAAGCAGGATTGCATCATTTGTCAAGTCACGGGGTGCGCAAGGCAGCAGGTGAGCTTCTGGTACATGAAGGCTGCACCACATATGAGGTGATGGCGATCCTTGGCCACAGCGAATCAAAGACGTCCGAAGTTTACACAAAAGGCGCAGAACGACGCCGCCTGGCAATGAGTGCTCTGAGCAAGCTTGAGGGCATGAAATGGTAA